CCGCCTCGCTGACTATGCCGAGGAGGGACCATACCGGCTTCTGATGGAAGGGCTGGAGAGTTTCCTCGGGCTGGCGCGGGCTCCAGCCGAAACCGGTGCCGATGTGTCGGACCAGCCCGTCCGCACCGATCGCTATGGTAACAGCTACCGATCCGCGCTACCTTTCCGCTGATACGCCAAGGAGATTCGCGATGGCCCGATCCTATGACCCCGAGCCGGAAGCCGTGATCGACCACACCGCGCCTGACCCCGCGCCGCCAGAGCCGCTGCCGGTCGTGGCGCCCGACGATGCAGCGCGGTTGCGCGAGTTGCGGCTGAAGGCGGCAGGGATGGGCGGTACTCTCGACGACGGCGAGAAGGCCGAACTCGACAAGCTGGCGCTGGCCGAGGCGGACGCCGCGGGACACCCGGAGCCGGTCGAGATGACGGGGCCGGCAATGGAGCCGGGGCACGTGCTGCTGGCCGACATCCTGGCGGTGCTGGCGCACCTCGTGGCGACCGTCCCCGCCGCCGGCGGAATCGCCCCGCGCCTTGCCGCGATGCGCCAGCGCCTCGCCGACCTGATCTCGCCGCCCGCAGACAAGAAGTAGCCTGTGGCCGACGAGCCGGTCGAGGCGGAAGCCGCCGAGCCCGATGCTGACGCCGCCGGAGACGGCAACGCGGTAGCTTCGCGCGACCGCGACCTCTTGGGCCGCAAGAGCCGCGACCCGGATGCGCCCCGGACCGGCATCCGCGCCCATCTCGACGACCTCTTTACCGCGATCTCCAAGGGGTTCGAGGATCAGTCCGAGCGCTCGGACGAGATTCAGGACTATTGGGACATCTACAACTGCGAGGCGAACCACAACCGCTATTACAGCGGCATCGCCGACATCTACCCGCCGATCACGCACGATGCGGTCGAAGCGATCGTCACCCGCGACACCAACCAACTGTTCCCGCAGGGCGGGCGCTATGTGCAGGTGATCGCCGCCGATGGGTCCACCCAATCGGCCCTCGTCGCGATCCTCGACCACTACATCCGCCGCGCCGGCATGAAGACCGGTGTGGCTGCGCCCTTGATCCGCAACGGCCAGATCGAGGGGCAGTACAACCTCTACGTCGATTGGGCCGAGATCGAGCGGCAGATTGTTTCACGTGAAACACACGGTCCCAAAGACCCGCAAACCGGCGAGGAAATGCCGGGCGAGGACATCGAGGACATCACCGAGGAAGACATCATCGAGGGCTTCCCGGTCTACGAGGTTTTGCACGATCCCGATGTGCTGGTGCTGCCGGCCACCGCCGACTCGGTGGACGAGGCGCTGGCGTGCGGCGGCAGCGTCACGATCGTCCGGCGCTGGTCGAAGGCCAAGGTCGAGCAGATGGCCGACGCCGGCAACATCCGCAAGGACGAGGCGAGGGAACTCAAGGAGAATATGGGCCGGGCGGACAGCTCGACCGGCGAAATCCGCAATACCGAGAAGCGCATCCTGGAGGCGGTCGGCATCAAGCACGGCGGCAAGGAGGCGCAGGTCTGGGAGACCTGGGCCATGCTGCCGCTGGGCAAGGACGGCGCCTATAGCGAGAAGGGGCGCCGCCGCCTGTGCCGCGTGTTCTACGGGCCGAAGCGCGCCCAGCTGGGAGCGAAAAGGAATCCCTACTGGAACGACCGCTGCCCGCTGCTGTCCCGGCCGGTCATGAAGATGTCGGGCGCCTTCAAGGGGCCGAGCCCGGTCAGCTTTATCGCTTCGCTGCAGTACGAAGCCAACGACGCGCTGAACGAAGGCGCCGATGCGGCGACCCTTTCCGCCGCCCCGATCGTGCGCCGCGACCCGGCCAAATCAGATGGGCCGCTCGTTTACAACGTCGGCGCGGTATGGGACGGCGAGGCCGGCGCGATCGAGCTGCTGACGTTCCCCGACCTGACGCCGCGGGCGATGACGCGGGCCGGCTTTGTGAGCCAGGCCATCATGCAGAACCTGAGCGTCAACCCATCGATGCTGCCGCAGCAGACCAAGGTCTCGAAATCGAACCAGGCGGAGGTCGCGCAGCAGCAGGCGGTGGACCTGTTGACCGCGGCAACCCGCTCGGCCGTGCTGGAGGAAGGCATCCTGACCCCGGCGGCCGAGCTGACCGTCGATTTCGATTATCAGTTCCGCGACCGTGACCTCGTGATCCGCATGTACGGCGAGGAGGGGCGCAAGGCGGAGATGCAGCAGGTGCCTCCCTTGCAGAACCGGGCGGGGTTTACCTTCGTCTGGCGCGGCGGCGAGCAGGTCCGGCAGAACATGGCGATGCAGCAGGGCGGCACCGCGATGCTGAACGTCATGATAACTCCGCAGATGCAGCAGGTACTGGCGGCGCAGGGCCTGAGATTCGCGCCCGGCAAGCTGCTTCAGCAGATGATTACGAATGCCCTCGGGTCGGAATTGGGGGCGGGGTCGCTGGTCGACCTGCGGATGGAATTGACCAACCCGCCGGAGATGGAGAACGAGTGGATGAACGCCGGCATCATGGCGAACGTCCACGCGCTCGACGACGACAATGCCCACATGCGCGCGCACTTCCAGGCGATGCAGGAATCCGGCGATCCGGCCGGCCTGATCCGGCCGCACATGATGGCGCACCAGCAGCAGGCCGCGATGAAGATGCAAGCGGCGATGCAGCAGCAGATGATGCAGCAACAGCAGGGGGCCGGGGCTCCGGGGGGAGGCCGCCCGCCGGGGGCAAGTGCGCCGCAACCGGGAGCGTCCCCTGCTGGCCCCCGCCTCGTCGCCAAGCAGCCGCCCGGCGCAATCCACTCCGACCGTATGCCGGCTGCGGGCGGGATCGCGCCACCGAGGAAATTCTGATGCGGGTCCGGTGGACGTCTTCCAATATCGCGCAGCTGAGAGAGTTTGCCGAGGCAGGGCTGACCATGCGCGAGGCGGCGGACAAGATGGGGGCTGCTAAGCAAGCCATTGCGACTGCCGCAAGCAAGTTTGATATCCATTTCCACGGGCGCCGCCGCCGGCTGGTTATGAGCGACGAGGAGGCTTGTCGGGCGCGATGGATTGCTCGCCTTCCCGCGATGAAGGCGGCGCTTGTACGCGACATCTTGCACGATACCGCTTGACGAAAACCGTATTTAGTGGCTTACGCTGTAGCCGATTCGACGTGCGCGCAACGTTAGAGCGCGGGGCCTGAAGCGGAGTCGCCTCCCGGCGCGCAGCTTCTAGGGGAAACTGAATGTCCGATATACCGAACACCGAAGACGGTGGCGAGGAGCTTGACCTTGGCGAAATCGAAGAAGATGCCGATGGCGATGAAGGCCAAGAAGCCGATGGCGATGAAAGAGATGCCGGCGGCGATGATGGCCAAGAAGAAGGGCAAAGCGAAGAAGATGGCGATGTAGCCGCCGCCCCTCAGCGTCGCGGTCGCGAGTCCCAGGCGCAGCGCCTTCGCAGGCAGCTTGCCGACAGGGATCGCGAACTCGCCGAGGCGCGGGGGTTCCGGCAGGCGGCCGAGCAGTTTCAGTCGCGAGCGCAGCAGCAGGTCGATCCGGCCGCGCAGCAGCGGGCGGCGGAAGCGAGGCAGCAGCAGCTTTCGATGCTGTCGCCGCTGGAGTTGACGGAGTTTATTGCCGCAGAAGAGCGGCAGAAGATGCAGCAGGCTCTGCTTTACCAGCAGATCCAAATCGAGGACCGGCTTGACAAACGGGACTATGACCAGCAGGCCAGAACCGACCGCCACCGCGCCCAGTACAAGGAGCGCGTCGAGCGAGAGTTGGCAGCTGAGCGCCAGGCCGGGAATTTCCGAGCCACCCGTGACGGCATTTTCTTCCGGCTATTTGGTCAGGACGCGGCCGAGCGCGCCGCCAGAGCCGCCCCCGGTCAGCGCCGGGCAGCTGCTCGCCGCGTGGCGGGAGCGCAGGCTAGGCCAACGGGTGCCCGAGGCGATGGGGCATCCGGCGGGCGCCGACCGGCGCCAGGCACCCCCGAGCACGACGACATGCTCGTCTCCGAGTTCTTCAGGTCAGGCGGCACGCTATAGGGGGGCGGCCACGACCCGACCCTCCGAGGGAGGGTTTTGATGGCCTTTGGTTCGGTAAACACCTCATCGCAATATGCCGGCGCAATCGCGCGCAAGATCGACCGCACCGCGCTTCCGGTCGCGCAGCGCTACCTCGTCCTTTCCCAGTTCGCCGACAAGAAGACCATCGGCGCCGGGGTCGGGGTCACCTGGACCGCGGACCGCTGGAACCGGTTGCCGCTGTCGCAGTCGCCGATCGCCGAGGGGGTGCCGCCGCCGCCGCAGCAGCTGACCTTTACCCAGGTCACCGGTATCGCGACCCAGTGGGGCGGCCGGATCGTCTTTACCGACATCGCGGTGCACGTCGTCCCCGAAGACTTGCTCCAGCGCGGCTCCGAACGCCTCGGCATGCAATTGGCCGAGACCAAGGAGCGCAACGGCTGGAACAGCCTCAACGCCGTGACCCAGGTCAACTACGTCGCGCAGGCCGGCAGCCGCGCCGCGCTGGTCGCCGGCAACAACCTCGACCCGACCACCGTCACCCGCACCTACACCAATCTCAAGGTGATCGGTGCGCCGCTGTGGAACGGCCAGACCGGCGAGACCATCGACCGCAGCATCAACTACACCGCGGACCAGGGCGAGAAGGCGCCGCGCAGCGCCGAGCACCTGGTTGCGATCACCAACCCGCTCTGCCTGCAGGACCTCAAGAACAACCCGCTGGTGGTGCAGACCTATCAGTACAGCGACCACACCAAGCTCTACACCAACGAGAACGGCACCTGGGGCGGCATGGTGTTCTGCGAATCGAACATCATGCCATCGTGGGTCGGGGTCGCCCAGGTCAACGGCGCCAATGCCGCCGGCTCGCTCTCGACCGCCACCTACACGATCCAGGTCACCGGGTTCGACAACCAGAATTTCTACGAGAGCCGCATCTACCAGGTCTCGGCCGACATCTCGGTCACCACCGGTGGTATCTCGCTGACG